AAATGCAGCGCAGCACTGCGATGCTGGCTGCTGGGCAGATTGATGCAGCTCAATTTACCAACAGGGTCAATGGTGCCATGAAAGAAAACCTTGCAAGACAAGGTGATCAAATGGCGCTTTTGGGCATCAACAACGGTGTGCAGCTCAAATACAATGAAATGGTCAATGCTGCCACACAATCTCAAGTGGATCAAACCAAAGCATTGGAAGAGGCAAGAAGACAAACTCGTGACCAAATTGCTGGAGCTGATCCCATAACCAAAAAACAAGCTGATATAATGAATCGTCAGATCAACACCAATGAAAAAATGGAAACGGCGTTGAAAGATCTGATTCCCGCTGCTCAAGACGTGATGTTGACCATGCAACACGGTGCTGACAAGCTGGCTGACGCATTCACACGTATTATTCAGGCCATTGATGACTTACTGGATATGTTTGGTTTTGGCAAGAGCGCAAAAACCAAGGCAGCTGAAAAACAACTTGACACCAAACAGCAAGACTACGAACAACAGGCCAATGTGTTCCAACGTGCTGGCACTGCATTGGGCATAAGAAAGCCCACTGATCCCAAAGAGCAAGAGGCTCTGGCAGCAAGAAACCGAGAAAGAGAAAGAGTAGAGCAATCAAAGGCAGAAGATCGCTATGCCAAACTGGCCCGACGCGAAGGCGTTTCAGTTGATGTAGTTCGTAAGCGCGAGCAAGAAAAAGCAGCGGCTGCTAGAGCAGCTGGCGAGGCTCTCATGGGCGGTGGCGAGAGCGGTGTGTCTATACCAGCCGCCGCCAAAGGCGGTTTGCTGACTGGTCCTGACAGCGGCTACTTGGCCATGTTACACGGCACAGAAATGGTTGTGCCAGTGGATGGTCTTGGCAAGAAACTAGAAGATCTCAAATCTGGAGTCAACTATGCCGAAGTGCTCAGAAATGCTACCAATAGCACTTTGATAAAGAATTTAGAAGCAATGCAAGGCGGCAATTTGTCCACTATTGATTTGCTGAAAAAACGCATAGAAATGTCACAATCAGAACCAGGTGTTACGTATCACAACGCTGTCAGGATGAATACCAGCGGTGAGATGATGAAAAACCTACAAGGTTTACAACAAGGAAACATGGGTTTTGAGGACATTGCAAAAAATTTCAAAGGCAATCCATTTCAATCCTTAATGGATTCTGTTGCCAATATCAGCCAAGATCTCAAGCTTAAAAAAGCAGCAACAGAGCCAGCTGAAAAAATTTCAGGTTATATTAATGACATCAGTGGTGATCTCATGTTGCAGGTCAAGACCATTGACAAAGATACCAAAGGCATTAAAAAATTCAGCGACTTCCAAGAAGGCTATCAGCGCAAGATGACAAAGTACATGCAGGAAGTGTTGGACCTGTGTGAAGACAATTCGCCTGATGCTGTGATAGGCATGCAACAGGCAGGAGGCGCTGCTGGCGGTGGCGGTATTCTGGGCAAAATGATGAATGCATTTAGTACTGCTTTTGGTGGCGGTGCAAGTGCGGCGGGTGCAGCAGGTGCTGGAGCGCAACAATCAAGTGCGTATTCAGTAACACCACCAAGCACAGGTGGTGGTACCGGACTGACCGCTGGCGGTTCTGCTGCCGCACCAGGCATGGGTGGCGGAACTGGACTAAAAGCTCCAGAGCCTCATGAAGCTGTTGGGCCAGGCGGCAGCGGTGGTCAAGGAATAAAAACAAAACCAGCATTGACATCTGTGCGTAGCAAAACTGGCAAATCTGCACAAGTCAACGCTGAGTTTGCACCAAGATTTCAAGGCATCATTGACTATCTTGATTCTGTGGGCTATAAAATTTACAGCCTTGGCGGCTTTGTTGACCGAGACGTGCGTGGCAAACCTGGAGTAAAGAGTGTGCATGCACATGGTGGTGCTATTGACATCAACCCAGCTGAGAACCCCTTGGGACCCAATCTTGTCACTGACATGCCAGAAAATGTTTCGGCTATTGCAAAAAAACTAGGACTGGGTTGGGGCGGAAACTGGACTTCAGTCAAAGACGCTATGCATTTTTCTGTGGCCAAACACGAAGGCGGCGAGATCAAACTAAGCGAAGGCGGTGTAGCTATTGGTCCCAACAGCGGTTACCCAGCTACTTTACACGGCGAAGAAGCAGTGATACCTTTGAATAACAACGGTGGAAATTTTGTAAAACTGTTTGAAAGCATGGCTGACAGTAATGCTAAAATGGCTGCCATGATGGAAGAAATGGTAAGAGCGCAAAAGAGCGGCAACGACATCTCAAACAAGATGTTGCGTATGCAAAGCTGATCACGGTAAATAACAAACTATGGCAGAACCCACAAAACAAGGCTGGCGCAAGTATTTCAAAGTGGCTGACACATCTGGGGTGTCCAGTCCAATTTCGGGGCGCAATCAATTTGGCCTGCCGGAATATGGCAAGAACGATGGCACCAATGGTGTGCAGGCAGACTTTGTGTTTCGCAACTATGCCAGCAGACTGCCAGAAGTCTATTCAGGTCACCCCAATCGCGTTGAGCGCTATAATCAATACGAAAACATGGACATGGACAGCGAGATCAACGCCTGTCTGGACATCATTGCCGAATTCAGCACTCAGCTCAACGAAACCAACAACACACCTTTTGAAGTAGACTACAGTGACAAACCCACTGATCACGAAGTTGACATCATTCGCAAACAGCTACAGCAGTGGGTCAAGCTCAACAAGCTGGATCAGCGCATATTCAAACTGTTTCGCAATGCCATCAAATACGGTGATCAAGTGTTTGTGCGTGACCCAGAAACATTTGAAATGTACTGGGTTGACATGAGCAAGGTCATGCGCATCATTGTGAACGAAAGCGAAGGCAAGCGACCCGAGCAGTATGTGGTACGTGACATCAATCCCAATTTTCAAAGCATGACTGTGGCCCAAAAAACCACCACAGACTACATGACCAATCCTGTGACTGGCACCATTTCAGGTGCAGCCAACTACACCATGCCCAATGGCGGTGTGGGCGGCGGTGTGGGCAACTCAAGATTCATGACTGCCATGAACGAAACTTGCTTGGATGCCAAGCATGTAGTGCACATCAGTCTCAACGAAGGTCTGGATGTGTTTTGGCCGTTTGGACGTTCAGTGCTGGAGCAGATCTACAAAGTATTCAAGCAAAAAGAACTGCTGGAAGATGCTGTGCTGATTTACCGTGTGCAGCGTGCGCCTGAGCGTAGAATCTTCAAAATTGACGTGGGTAACATGCCATCACACTTGGCCATGGCCTTTGTGGAACGTGTGAAAAACGAAATGCATCAACGTCGTATTCCCACTGTGACCGGAGGTGGCGCTAATATCATGGATGCCAGCTATAACCCACTCAGCATCAACGAAGATTACTTTTTCCCAGTCACAGCCGAAGGTCGTGGATCGTCTGTGGACACATTGCAAGGCGGACAAAATCTAGGTGAAATTGACGACCTCAAGTATTTCAACAACAAAATGGCTCGAGGTCTGCGTGTGCCTTCTAGCTATCTGCCCACTGGACCAGATGACTCTGACCGTGCACTCACAGACGGTAAAGTTGGCACGGCCCTGATTCAAGAGTACAGATTCAACCAGTATTGTGAGCGTTTGCAGTCTTTGATTGTGCAGAAGCTGGACGACGAATTCAAGATGTTTTTGAAGTGGCGCGGTTTCAACATTGACAGCAGTTTGTTTACACTGAAGTTCAATGCGCCGCAGAACTTTGCCAGCTATCGTCAGGCCGAACTGGACACAGCTCGCATACAGGCATTTACCAGTCTTGAGCAGTTGCCTTACATGAGCAAACGCTTTATGTTGCAGCGTTTCTTGGGCTTGACCGAAGACGAAATTCAAGAAAACGAAGAGCTGTGGCGTGAAGAACGTGATCAGCCTGAATCTCCTGGACAGACTGGACAAGATCTGCGCAGCGTGGGTGTCACTCCAGGTGGCCTAGAAACTGATATCACAACTGGTGAAGAAATTGCACAGATGGAACCTGCAACACCGGGTGGTCTAGAGCCAGGTGCAGCTCCTGAAGGTGGATCTCCTGGCGGAGTATTGCCCAGTTCAGCAGCCGGCGCACCTCCCACCACACCAGCATAAATACCCCTATGATACTGCAAGAGTTTTGGAAAAAAGAGCCTGAGGCCTATCAAGATCTCAGCAAGGACAACAGTCAATTACAGCTGGGTGACTTGCGCAAAACTCACCTCACCTTGAGACAGCTCAACAAA